TCCTTTAGCCCAGTCAGGTGGTGTTGACATTACATCTGTAATATATCTTACTGCATTATCAACATCATCATCTTTAGCCACACAAACTACTGCATCATGCACTGTTAATACTGGTTTATATTTCTCATTGATACTTATCATCTGTTCACCTACAATAATTCTAGCTAATGCCTGCACGACGTTCTCGACGACAGACCCACCCCATATAGATGTAAACCCATTTCTAGCACGGTATACAAACTTACTCTTAGACTCTGATGTATCCCATGTAAGACCTGGATAATAAATATATAAGCCGTTGGGTAGCCTAATTCCTTTTTCTGTGACTTGTAATACATTATGTTTACCGATGTAGTATGGTTCTTTACCTTGTTTCCATGAAGCTAAGTCTTGTAAGGCATCGTCACATTCACGCCATAATTCAATAACTTTATCATTAACTTCTCTATAAACTCTAACAAGCCTTTGACATTCATCATCTGATAAGTTAGCGTTAGGTGGTTGAGTCTTTAGTGTATGTTGTAGCTTAGCCCACCCTGTGCCATAGCCTAGTCCTAATGTGCAAGTCTTACCTACGAACCTTTCAACTGTATCTTTCTTAGTTATGGGTCGTTCATAAACTTTACTTGCAAACTCAGAATAAACATCTCGACCATCTTTATACCATTGAACTATGTCATCTTGTCCTGCAAGCCATACTAAGACACGAGCTTCAATCTGCGAAGAGTCACAGTTAATAATCTTATGACCCATAGGTGGAACAATGGCGTTCTTTAGTGCTTTCTTTTTCTTATCTCGTGCAGGTAAGTTTTGGAAGTTAACTTTGTCTAAGCCTGACCATCTGCCTGTATGTGCGCCGTAATACTTTAATGGAATAGGTAGCTTACCCTTATTGCGTTTACCAATATCTATAAATCTCTCTATCCTTGACTCTTCAAGTGTAGACTTAGTGCCTAGTCTTACTCGACATAGTTCTTGTATAAATACATCTTCACTCTCAGATAATGCAATAAACCCTACATCATTCTTAGCTAAAGCATAAGTATCTTTGCCTGTAGTCGGACTTACTTTCATAGGTGGGTCTATGCCTAGCTCTATAAGTAGCTCAGCAAATTGTTTATTAGATGCTAACTTAGCACGGACTTCTTCTGTAGTTTTACAGTCTAAGCGTATCATCAACCCTGTAAGTAATTCAGCTTTTAAGTTCTTAACTTCTTCTAATCGTTCTACAAGTAAAGCATCGTCTACTTCAAGTGTAGGTTCGGTATACATGCGAAGAGTTATATCAATAAGTTTAACTTCATTCTCATTAAACTGTGGTGCTAAGACTTGGAATAGTTTATAGGTTAAGTCAACATCATTCTTACAATAACCACCGTATCTATCTAACTCAGCAGGCGTAAAGTTTTCTAGTCGCTTACCTTTAGCATCTATAACTTCTGTGCCTTTTGTGCCTAAATTATATCTTTCTACAAGTGTAGCTAACGAACCGCCCGCATTAGTGCCGTGTATAGCCCTAGCCATGCAGAGAGTATCGAAATACATAGAAGGAACAATCCCAAAACTAAAAGATAAAATACCACCGTCAAACAACATGTTATGACAGAGTAAGGCAGAGTTAGGAATGTCATAAGAGTCGAGTATAGTTTTGATTTCTTGATGCGTTCCAGTATGCCATTTAGTTTCTTCATCATTTACTTTAACTCCTACGCCAATCACTTGAAATTGTGGTGACCTTATATACTCTTCAGTAGTAAGGCTTGATAAGGTAAAACCTACATCATAGTAAGTTTCAAAGTCTAAGGTTATGAGTTTCATATTATCCTAAAAATGGTGGGCTACTCACGGTTTATATAAATGCAAAAATACCGTCTAAATAATTTAACATACATATAAAAGTGCTTTCGCCCTTTGCGTTTACTGCAAATTCTTATTTATCTTTTGCGTGTCGTGCAAATTCATCACGACATATTACCGAACACCATCGACGAGTATCCTTAACAGGTTCATCACACCATATACATTTACCTGTTGTGTTAACAGGGATTTCAGCTTTATTATGGGCATTGGTAACTGCTGTATCAATCATTTGTTGTAGATATTCATTAGCAACATCTACTTCGTCGTTCATCATGCAGTTGCTCTTTCTATCGGTTTACTATACATTGTGAAACTTCTACGCCATGCTTTACCTCTTGGTTCAGGTGTAGGAAGTTTAACTAATCCTTGTTTTTCTAAATCTCTAATTCTACTTTCATTACCTAATGTATTTAGTATAACTTTGTATCTGCCTGCATTAGGAAACTTAGTCATATATTCTAACGCACTATTAATAATTTCTTGGTCAGTAAATCGTTTATAAGCTCTCAAAATAAACACTCTCCTACTAATTCATATAAATTTTCTTTGACAACTATCGGTTTATCTAGTTTTATTACTATAACATCTTTATTATTTTCTGTAAACCATTTCGCTTCTTTTTGACTCCATCTATACTTTCTAATAATTTCTCCATCATCATCTAAAGTAGCATGAGTAAAAGGTAAAGACATTTAATCAATCCCCCAAAAAAATAAAGCATAGCCACGATGACTATGCCGTCTATAACAGGTTGTGTCCTATTCAATAGGTGTTCGTCGAACAATTTCTTTTGCAATCTTGGCACGTTTTTTACCACCTTCTTTAAACTTATCTAACATTTCGTATAAGACTTTAATGGACAATGCCTTAAGTCTATCTTTGCCTGTCTTAGTTTTAAACGGATTGGCATGTCGTTTGCTTTTATGAACTTGTTGTGTTGCCATTATAATCCTCCAAATGCTTCTGCTAATTTTTTACTACTATACTTATTCTCTTTATTATACTCTTGAGATTGAGCTTCGTTTTTATACATGGGTGTAATAACTATATGATGCACATCTTTTAAATTAGAAAAATACTTTAAGTCGTCAGGTAGAAAAGTAGATTGAGCTTCGTTTTTATACATGGGTGTAATAACTATATGATGCACATCTTTTAAATTAGAAAAATACTTTAAGTCGTCAGGTAGAAAAGTCCATACATGTCTAGCCCTTAAATTATTATTTGTATCATATTCTTTATATTCCCAAGCATCAGGTTTAGTTGCTTGCATATTTAGTCGCCTCTTGTTTATAAAATATTATATGAGACCATTGTATAGCTTGTTGCAATTTCCACCATGACTTAGGCTTAGATATACTTGTATCATGGAACGACGTAGCACCATAACTATAATCAGGTTCTAGCTTGTGCATTATACGCCATGCAAGCTGATAATAGTAAGGATTTATTTCATTTGGTTCGGGTGGCTTTACTTTTCCATACCAACTAAACTGAGATGGTCGTTTCATTTCATAGCATACATTTTTTGGATTAAAGTCTGCTCGTCTCATCAATACATATCCTACGGCAATTTGGGCTTGTTGTGGTTCTATGCTACTTTCCATAAATATGGTTGTGGCTAGACATGCCAATGCTTGGTCTATCATAATGACCCTCCTTAAAAACTGAAACCAGTTTTATTTATCTTGTTCGGATTTTACTTCGAGTTCTTTAAGCATTTGAAGACAATGGATAGCTTTATCAATATCTTTTAAGCCACCTTTATCACGCCATCTTGTTATATATGAAATGGCAGTGCCTTCGATGAATGGGATACCGTTTACATGAATATAAACGATAGGTTGAATTTTGTATTTTTTATAGTGGTCACCATCCACTTGTGTATTTAACGAGCTTTCTGTCATTATAGTCCTTTCATTAGGGTTATAAGTTCTTCTATATTACTCTCATTTACCACGATTGCCAAGCCTTTATTATTGTTTATTAGGTTGATGTTGTGTTTTTGCAACTCAGTAAGTTTGTTATCACCTGCCTTACATTCTATCCCTATAAACTTTCCCTTATGACATACAACGATGTCAGGCACACCACTACTGCCATATCCACCTGTCTGTGGGAAAAAATAATAACAACCGACAATATCTAAAATTCTTTTAACTTGTTTCTTTACTTTGGCTTCGGGTGTCATTAACTTCCTTATCTAGTTGTTCGTTATAGTTTGCTATCTGTGTTGATGCAAAGTGAATACCTCTGATGATGCCTAATCTAAATGCATAGTAAAACATCTTAGCATCTTTCTCAGACCTTACACCTTTAGTATCATCTACATATTTATAATAATTAGGGACGGCTACTTCAATGATATCCTGTTCAAGTTTTTGTTTCTGTTCTTCTTGGTTCATATATTCTACTTACTCCTTTAAAGATACCTAATAAATCATTAGGCTTAAAATCATTCTTGTTAAATGAGAATGGTGACTTTTTACCATTAGCGTGTTTGATATACCCTGTGACTACAATTTGTTCTACGATAATTTGATTCTCTTTAGCTACCATCTTTTATACCTTTTAGTTCGTTGAGTTGCTCTTCATCTAAAATAACTATATAGAATGACTTTGATGCTCGCCAACCTATATACTCCATATTTTTAACAGGACAATTATACATTTGAAATTCAAACAAATCTCTATCCTCTGCTACTTTGTCAGGCGATGATGCCTTTGCAAATGTAAGTTTAGCTTTAATATAATTAGGCAAAGTGTGTTCGTTAAATATTCTACGATGTCCTCTGCCTACAAACACATTATACTCATCACTTACATACACAGGAACTTTGTATAAGATTTCTGTCCTAGAAGTTTCTATGGGTTCTATAACTTCTATTATAAGATTTTGAAACATACATTCCTTTGGTTGAGTCTACATGATGTAGACTTATTGTAATTGAACTAAGATATTTCCTTTGGTGTCACGAACTTCTATACCCCATCTAGAGTCGGGATAGTTTTTATCAAAGTCCCAGTATTTTACTTTAGTAAATGTATTATGTAAAGTCTTGAGCCTATCACTAAATTTCTTTTTAAAGAATTGAAAATATATTATTGGTTTATATCTTGAAGGGTTATTATTACTAGCTATCCAATACATATCATGAATACCGAACCCAATCATATATAAATAACTTGCCGATACATAATCAGTTTGCCATAACTCATCAGCTTTATTTAATATAACTTCACTATGATAATTATCTGCATTATCATTAGATACATACTCATTAAATACATCTCTAACAGTATCAGCAAAGGATTCATTGTCCAATGTATGCATAAATGATTTAATTATATTAAGTCTTTCTTTCTCAGTTTTCATGACTACATTAGACTTAGCTCTATCTACATAGGGTATATCTATTGAATACCTTGATGACTCATGCAATTCAAATGTATCTATATTATATCTAAAGCCTTTGAATACAGGTATTTTAAGATTATGCACATAAGACTTGATAATATTGCCACCAGCTCTAGATGATTTCATGGCAAATACTCTATGAGGTAAGTATTGACTCCATATCATATTTGAACCTTGATGCAAACTATTATGAGTTAGCTCTGCCGTATTATCATCTCTAACGATAAA